CTCGGCTTCCGCCTCGTCCGCCCACGACAGCAAACCAAACTCCCTCACCATTCGCACCTCGGGGGACAACCAGAGCACGCCCGGGTCTCTCTCCAGCGCCACCAGAACGCCCGACAGGGCAGGCTCCAACTGGGCTCCCCATGGGTTTTCGCCGCACGCCCAGCGCAGCTTCGGATCCGACACGTCACCATGCCGGCCTATGGCTTTGCGGAGCAGTGCCGCGGCCCCCTCACGGAATGCCTGGAAGGCTCCTGCGTACTCCTTGGGCGGAATTCCTAGGTTCATGGCAATCGACCCCAAGCGCATTGCCTCGGTCAACTCCAGTTCCCCATCGGTTTTTGCCCACTTCAAAGCTGGGTACGGCACCTGCGCCATTGTGCGTGGCAAATCACAACAGACCACAGGAACTCCCTCGTCGGTCACGTGGAAGTAGTACCCGATGAACAGGAAGGGCCGCTGGCGCAACGCCGCCTTCAGGCTGGCTGCCTTGCCGCACCAGTACTGCTCCAGCTTAATGCTGAAGCCCATCTCAGTTGCGGCCTTGGTTACCGCCCTCTCCACGGCGCGCTCCTGCACCTCCCCTCCCAGGTGCTCCAAGGCCCGCGCAATCATGATCTCCATCAGGACGTCGTTCACCTTGGACTGCAGCGGCATTCCCGAGGGGCCAGCGTGAGGCCACTTGTAAACAAGAGCCCCACACACGGCCACCAGGCGCTCCCTGGCTACAGCGTACCAAAGGTCCGCGGCAACCGGCTCGATCCTCCGCAACTCCCGCCGCATCCGATCGTGCACGGCTGCCGTCACCGTTCCGTGCTGAGTCAGATCAAAGTTGCTGCAGTCCAGAGCGAACATGGCCATTTGCTCGCCCTTCCGCACCACCACCCAGGAATCATCACCAACGTGCACGTATGCGCTGTTGCTGGTGGCAAGCTGCGTTTCCATAGCAGCCACCAAAGCTGCAGCGCCTCCACGCACTAGTGTGATTCCAATTCCTGAGTGGGTCAACGGGTCGCTCAGGATGTGCTTAGTGGACGACTCCAGCACTTGGGTGGCACGCTGCATGATTAACATGAGCTGCCGAGGCAACGCGTTGTAAAAGCGCATTCTTGCCTCGACGACCTTGTCCTGAGCGTAGTAGTCCGCCTTTGCCTTCCCCTTCAAGGCC